TGCTATTGGTATTGGTTTTAATATAAATGATAAAGCTCTAAATGCTTTTACTACAACTTTCAAAGCACCCTTACCTAAAAACATAAATGTCTCGCCTATACCCATAACAGTATCTTTTAACATCATACCTGCCTCACCAATGGCGTTAAATGGTCCCATTAAAGCGTCAACAAAACCTGCCAACATTGGTGGCAGTTCTAATCTATCACCACCTGTATCGGCAGTATTATCTATACCTAATGTTTCTGATTCTGTAGCTATAGCAGCTCTTCGTTGTGTGATTTCTTTTTCATCAGCAATTATTTTTTCTTTGTCTGCTACTGTAAGTTCATCTTTCTTTAAAAGTTTTTCTCTTTGTTTGATGATTTCTTTTTCTCTTTTGTCTGTCTGTTTTATTTGATTGTTTAGTAAAGAAGTTCGTTCTTTAATTTCTTTTCTAGTAAGTATATTAGTTTCTATTCTAAACTCTTTGCCTTCTTTGATAGTTTTTACTTCAGCCGCTATGTTACTTTGTCTTAACTCTTGTACTTCGGCCTCTGCTTTAACTTTTTGTTCGCCAAGTTGTTTTATTCTATCTGATAGGCCTTTATTAAAATCATCTAAATTAATACCTAATTTATCAATTATAGACTCTGTTTTTTTAAGTGCTTCTTCAAACTTAAAAATACTACCACTCTCTGCCTGTTCAGTTATCTCTTTTGCTAGATTTCTAACTGTTGTAGGTGATATGATAGTTTTCTGACCTGCGCTGACCGTCTTCATAGTCTCGCTAGTTATAGTTTTAAACAGAGCTTTTATATCTGATTCTAATACAGCCATTATTTGAACCTTTTGTTAATGTACTTGTACACAGCATAGGCAACTAGTAATACAACAAGTGTACCAATACCATCAGTCCAACTTGTATCATTTATTACTTGTAATAACTCTGCTGTAATTTCCATTACTTCTTACTCTTACTTGTTCCTGTGTATAAACCAAACCAGGCAGCGCCAGCACCAACTACGATACTGATTAAACCACTTTGTTCCATAGTAGGACCTGATAAGTTCATATACCAAATTACACATTTATATAATAAGATTATGTAAACTGTTAAGAACAATCTTGGAAATATTCTCCAAGCGTCAACAGCTCTTGCCATATGAATTAGTTTAGCGTATGGGTTGACACCTAGGTCTTTAACGGAAGTGTCTACCTCTAAATCAACTTGTATTTTTTGTTTTGGTTCTGCGACTTTTATATCATCAACCTTTTTTATATCATCAGCCATTTTTTTTCTCTCTTTTTCTCTCGTTTTCTTGTTTAATCCAATTTGACAACAAAGACACATAAACGTCTCGTTCCCAAGGCATTAGATTCTCTAGTTCACTCAAGCTATATTTATGATGTTGTATCAGAGCAAAATTAGTTTCGAAGTAGGCCTCTAGGCTATTGTGGGCGAGGCTGATTCGAAAAAATCATTTAGTCCTGATAAAACTACTTTACTTTTCACATTGGTAACTGGATTTGTTACCTCAATCTCGTGTCTTAAACGAGGCATAGTGTCAAAAAATGATTTAATTTTTACAAAAGAATCTTGTGATAAATCTTCAAAAAATTCTTTTATTTCTTGTTGTGTACTATCTTTCGCTGGATATATTTTATCGCCCTCGTATATATGGTCAACACACTCCGTTAGAACATCAAATATCTGCTCTGTCGTAGGGTTTTCCATAGTGCCTGATTTTAATACATTCATTGTTGGATATTTAAGTACAACACCTAAATTTCTTTTTTCATCTACTACTAGTTTGTTTGTGTGTTTATCATCAACTTCAACATTAACTTTTGTTAAGTCAACTTCAACATCAGCATAAGTTTTTTTATCATCTGGACACAACACTTTAAATTTAGTGATCTCACCTACTGATTTAGCTCTAATCTGTAAAAAGATGTATTCTAAATCAAATGTTGGTAAGTCTTCTACTTTCAAACTGTTAAACGTACAAGACGCTACTATTTGTTTTGTTGCTTGAAAAATCTCATCTGCTTTTTGAGATTCCATTGCCATTAAAAGTATCTTTTCTTCTTTTACTAAAAACGGCCTGTACTTAACTTTAATCTCTTGTGATGGTAAAGTCAGTTCATATGTCGGCGTTTCAATTTTTGGTAATGCCATTATATCTCCTTATTATATAATTTTTATATATTTTTTGGTGCTACTCTAAATGGAGGAAATGCTCTTCCACCAGTTATAGGTCCTATTGGTACTCGTCTTCTTATATCATTCAATACATCACGTCCTGCTCTTCTTAATTCAGGCGGTAATTTACTGAATAAACCACCAAACAGTCCACCATATTTAACTGTTGGTACGTTAAACTCTTTTTGACCTAACAATGAAACATTATCTGCTTCATCAATAAAATAATTGACCCAATATCTAAATGAAAACGTTACTGTAAACGTCTGTACCTGGTTTGTATCGTGTGAATACGAAACAGGACTAATAGTTTTTGGAAAACAATCAAATAATTTTACAGCGTATGTTACATCATCTCTTTCGTTTGCGCTAGCATAATTACCTAATTGTAATATGTTAACTGGTGATACATAATCGTTGTAATAATTAAAATTAAATGTGCTTGTACTATAAGCAGCTTTTTGCCATAGTTCAAAATAACTTCGTTCTCTTAAAAATTTGTCTGTATAAAATGTTGCTGTTATGTCAGCAAACTGAGCGTCATAAGCTATTTTTCTACTAGGGCCATTGTGCTTAACTTCTTTTGTTAAAATTTCTCTACTAGGCATATCTACTGCTGAACAAAATGCTTGTACTCGTCTAGCGTTGGCCAATTGTACTGCTCTTAAATCTTTTGATAAAGCAAAACCTCTTGTTTCATCTGTAATTTCATTAGAGTAAGTAGCGTCATTATCGGAAGTACCAAATAAGTTTTCACCTACACCATTTGGTAAATTAAATTCAATATAGTATCTTGCCTTTCTAGCAAAACCCTCTGCCTCGTTTACATATGCTTGTATTCTACCCATTGTAGAATCTGGATTACCACCTGCTCTTTGTTTTAATCTACTATCACCTTGTACATTGTCTAAAGATCGGTCACGTGGTATACCAATCCTTACATCAAAACCACCAATTCTTTTACCGCCTCTTAAAATGGCCATTAGTTTTTCCTTTTATCTTTCCAGGCTTCTGGACAAATTTTTTTCATTGCTTCTATAATTTCTTCTATCGTGTATGTCATTAAATCATACCTCTACTGTCTGCCCATACTTTACTTGTACCTGCTTTAACAAATCTTTGTACAGGTAGATAAGCTGCTAAAGCAGACTCATCAAAATCTATTCTTAAAAAATTTGATCTAACATAACCATACAAATATTTTTTAAGTGTTGGCTTTACTAGATTAATACCTTTCACAATATCATAGCTTACATTCATTTTAGTTGTTGATTTAAAACCACCATCTGAAAACTTTTGTAATCTTTCTAATAATCTAAACCTTAAAAGATATGGTAAATAATGAAAGTTCATACCTAAAAAACCACCTTTAATTGGTTCTAGTGGTAATACAAGTGGAAATCTATCATAATATGGTAGTTTAGCTTTTGTTTTAGGGTCGTAGAAAAACATATTTAAACGGCCTGTGCTTGGTTTACCTATCAATTTACCACTATTCATTAACTTTCTAGCGGTAACCGTATCTGCTATTGATCGTACATTTTTTCTATACCAATCAGCAGACTTTTTAATACCACCTTGTCTATCTTTTAATGGGTCTAATATCGAAGCCATAACAATATTTATAAGCGTAAACAAAAAAAGAGGTGGCTATTTCTAGCCACCCCTTTAAGCATAGTTAAGAGAGAGAGTATTACTCTTCCTCAGCTAATTTACTAAAGTATGACAAAGTATCGTCACCATCACTAGCTTCTGGTTGAGCATTAACTTCAGCTTTTTTTGCTGTGCCGTTGGTTTGAGGCGGGAGGTTTACATTCTCAACGGTACTAGCATTTCTGTCGCCTGTAATTACCCTATTCAGTTTCTCTTTGAGTTCATCATAGGTTTTAAAATTACTAAGGTCAACAAAAGGTTTTAGAGGGTGTTGTTGTTTCCAAATTGCTTTGATTTTCTCGTCATCAACAGCAACTTGACTTACGCCCTCAAACTCGGATTTGTCGTAGTTCCAATAACCATCAACTTTTCTAATTTTTAGTTTAAAGTTAGCACCTTTCCAAAAATCAAATGGGTTAATCGGTTGTTCATCATCAAACGCCGGTTGCATTGCTTCAGTAATCTTATCAAATATCTTTTTACCAAATTTGAATAAGAATACTTTGCCCTCGTTTTCAGGATGTTTTGGGTCACTTACAATCATAATATTAGAATAGTAAGATAACTTTCTTTTTCTTTTTCTAGCTATCTCTTTATCACTATCTAGTCCTGTGTTCCACAATCTTGTGTTTTCTTCCGACACAGGATCTTTTTGAGACAATGTTGTTAAACTGTTTTCAATATACCAGCCACCTTTGTCTTGGAAAGCGTGAGACCAAACTCTCTGCCAAGGTAAATCTTCGCCCTCTATAGCAGGTAGAAATCTGATTACAGCAAAGCCATTACCAGTTTTATCTAGTTCTGGTTTCCAGAATCTATCGTCTTCGTATTTTCTTTTGTTGGATTGATCCTCAGGTTTGAGGTTTGTTTCAAGTGCTTTTGTTAGTTTATCAAAATTACTTGATGATGTTTTTAATGTTTCAAAGTCCATATTTTCTCCTTATTACTTTGTATTCGTTGTATTTGTGTTACCTGTATAATCGGTATCATTTTTATTTATAAGACTTCTCACGTTGACTTACCCATTTTCTTAAGCTTTCTTGTTTAGCCTTTTCATCATAGGTTGCCTTTGGTAAAGACTTCTTAATTCTGTACTCTTTATAACTCTCACACCAACTTACTATTTTGTCTAAAAGTTTGTATATAATTTTATCAAACATATTTCTACTAATATATCATAACCTTGTGATTTTGTCAATGCTCCTACAAATTAAACTTCTTATAAAATTCATCATAATTCATATAGTCCAGGTTGCCTTTATGGTCTGTCCATTCTCTTACCACCTTGTTTACCTCATCACCACCTTTGATACTATTTTGTACTTTATAAAACATCACCTTTTTACTCTTATGTTTACCAGAAAAGTCAAAAAATGTCTCTTTTAATTGTTGTACCCAATTTACACTAGGTGTAGGAGCGTGGTCTTTTAACACATAGTTTGGTGTGCCAGCAAATATGTTGTTAACTTTACCTGTTGTACTATTTAAATCCATACCTAGTAGATAGACCTCATTTGGTTGTTCTAATAAACAAGATATGTAAGCCGCTGTCGGCCCAGCAGCCCAACCTTTATCTTTAAAATCTTCTATGTCATTTAAACATTTTGATTTATTACCATCTTTTAGCCAAGATATTTTTATAGATTTTTGTTGTACAAATTTTCTGCCTTTTGTTTTATCACTTCTTACCACGTGTGCCACACCTGATACACTTGAACCGTGCATTACAAACTCTTTACAACCAGTTCTATCATTTTCATAAAAAGCTCCTTCTTCTCTTGCTAATCTTAAATCTTCATCTGAAGCACCAGCCTTAATCATATTTTCATATAGTTCAGCAGGTACTTTTGACCAGTTTCTAAAATAAGTTGGTATCTTTTCACAAATACCACTATGATACATTTCGTGCATTATACCTTGGTCAACACCAACTAAAACATCTATGTCATCTGGATTGGTTCTGTAAATGGCATTACAACCATAAATCTTACCGTGTTGTCTTAATTTTTTTAAGTCAACACCCATTCTACTTTGGCCGTTGCCTAAACAAAATACAATATTAGGATATGATCCGCCCTCTCTAGCCATAATAATAATTTATAATACCCATAGAGTAGATAGCTAATGATACAGCGTTTAAAACTATTAAAGCTCTATCGTGCCATAGTAAACCAACAACTAACCAACCTGCCATACCAAATAGACCAATGTATAAATTTATAGGAAATATATTTGATGATGTAAGTATCATAGTTATTATTAACATAATACTACTTGCCCATTTAATATACCAAGATAAGTCGCCCTTAGGTGTTACCTTTTTATAAACTCTGCTTGAATTTAACTTAGCAATCTTTTCGTCTAGTTTTTCTTTAATTGGTTCTATTGTCATTTAACAAATACCTTTTTCATTATTAGTTTACATTCGGTAGGATTGAATTTAACAAAAGGTTTTAACTTGGCAATCGTAGATGAGATTTTAGGCCATACCACATTTTCGGTAATTTCTTTATCCCAATTTTTACTAAACGACAAAAAGTGGTCAAGCACAATGATGGATTGGAAAGACGTTCTTTTTTGAATAAGTAAGCGTAACAATCTAGGATGTTGTCCGCCACGGCATACAAAACCATCATCAAAAGAAAGATTGCGAGAAGTAAAGTCATCACTAATCCGTACCATATCGTCCCTAAAATGATATCCAAAAGCCTCTTTACGCTTTTTAAAGTCCAAGTAAACGTCTTTTCCGTCATTCTGTAATAAATTCCCTACCCATTTTTTATTATTGTGTATAAAATTAGCAACAAAAAAGTCAACAATGTTATCTTGGTTATACTGTTTTGATAATTTGTGAAAGAAATATCTGTCATTTCTTTTAGTAAATGTTTCAAGTTTACAATTAACTTTTCCACCATATTCTTCATAATTATATGTATCCGTTGTAAAATGTAACTTTATTGCCAAGTAAGCTTTAAATACTTCAAACCCTCCATACATATTCTTGTTCTCGCCATTGTTTTCTCATTTCTATGTATATAGGATCGTGTGTTACCACATCACGCCATCTTTTAAATGTTCTAGCCGCCTTAGCTTTTTCACTTGTAGCCCAATCTTTCTCTTGTGGTAAAACTTTTCCGTCTTTACCATACTTCTTACCGTCTTTGTGATTAGCATATCGTCTAGCTCTTGTAAAACCCATTTCTAAAAACTTTCTACACATATCCATACCTATAAAATCTTTTAATACTCTATAATCAGCGTACATATTATAAATGTGTTCAGCACTTTTTCTTGCTTCTCTTACGGTCTTAAATCGCCAATGTTTACAAATAACATCTGTATATGGTCTAACTAATAATACGCCTTGTTCACCACGACCTATTCTGTATCGTGTATCATTTGGTCTAAATGTTGTATTTTTATAATCTATTTTATAATCAAATTCTAACATATTACATTGGTAATTGGCCACACTTTGGATACTTTAACATTTTTAAATTAGTAGCCTCTAATTTAATTTTTTCTTTTAATGATTTTGATATAAGGTTACCAACTGTACCCTCATCTATTTGATTCTCTTTACAATACCACAATACAGCCTCCATATGTGATATGGATTTTTCTTTTACAATGTTTTCTATTTTTAAACTAAATTCTTTACTTGTCATAATGTTTTAAAGGGTGTATTTCCACTCTCGCATCCATACACCCCGGTACCTTTCTGGTGTGTTAACGGTACCAATATATCATAAGTAAATGATTTTGGCAAGTTTATTGCCTAATTATTCTTTGAGAAGTTTACAAGTATCTTTATCAGCTGGGTTGCCAACTTGTTTATCATATAACCAAATGTATGAGTAAACAATTTTATCTTCCTTTTCGGTACATTTTTTACCAAAAGAAAGTCTTGGTTCACTTATACTACAAGCTGTCAATAAGACGCTTGATATTATTATCAACACAAGTTTTTTCATAATTATCCTTTGTTAGGTTTTGTCAGATCAAATGTATGAAACAATATACAACTCTCTGATTGATTTGGAACATCTATTACAGCCGTTGTTTGTGTTTCATCTTCGTTCACATAGTAAGTTATCATATAAACTGGTTGTCCATCTTCTCTCATACCCTCTCTACCTAAAGAGAGATTATATGGTTTAAAATTGAAATGGTCAAGATATATGTTTATCTTATCTATTGAACCACATAACGCTGGCACTTGTTGAAAATAGTATGAACCTATCTCATCTTCGTGGTCAGCATATGCTATGCTAGCAAATAAAATACTTAAAATTATTATTAGTTTTTTCATCTTATCCTATTTGATAAGATGTTATTTACTCGCTATCTTATCTTTTGTTTTTTCTTCAAAATATTTATAAAAGTTTTGAATAGATTTGCCAAGTTCTTCTTCGTAGTCTGCTTTGTTCTTAACGAAAGTCTGAACAGAGCCGTCTTCACTAGCAATCAAAATGACTATTTGCTCTATCTTTTTACCAAATGTTTCTTCATACATATGAGCATAAGCCGTGGTTTGTAAAAAGTAATTCTCAATCCAACTTTCTAATCTTTCTTTATTAGCTGTTTTGAAATCAATTACAGACAACTTACCATTGTACTCAGCAACACAATCTACTTGACCAGCAATTGTAAGTTTTGGACTATACATAATTGCCTCTAGTAAATGTATATTATCAATTTGGTCTATGTAAGGTTTCATCAACTTAAATAAACCTAATGGTAAAACATCTCTAATACTAGGAGTTTCGCCTTTGATGTATTGTTCTACGAGGGTGTGGAAAGATTTACCTCTACGAGCTGCTCTGCCCATTTCCCAATTGGCAACTTTTTCGCCAATCTTTTCTCGCCACTCTTTTAATTGTTCAGTTTTTCTGATACCTAATACTGTGGTAACAGAGGGATAGTTTTTACCGTCTATATTGTAAAAACGGTGACCATCCACTTTCATACCTTTTGTTTTAGGTAATACAGTTTTGTCTAGTTCTATAAAATTAAATGCCATAATATCCTCACTATACCATAATTTAGCTTATTTGTCAAGCTTCATACTTAATTAAATCGGTGTCAAATCAAAGATTCATTGACTTCTTCAGGTGTAGGTCCACCAGCAGCGTCTGAATATTCTTTTTGGTAAGCCGTTTTACCGTTAGCGTCTCTAAATGCTATTAAGTATTCTTTTCTATTGTCGTCACCATTCTTGTAAGAGCAATGTACCCACCCACTATTAGGTTCGTCCTTTTTGTGGTATTCCAATATCAACTGGTCAAAATCCAGGTTATCGTGTATCCAATCGGCCAATGTTTTATTTGACAACCCATAGATTTCAAAATCGGCCGCCTGGCCAGAGGCGTGCTGTGAATTTACACTTGAGCCAATCTCTACACACAATTCTGGACTACGAAACCCACTTGATACTGATACAACTTTACCGAAATGGTCTCGGACTGGTTGTAAAACGTGGTCACAAAGTCTTTGTAAGTTCTCAATATTATCCTCATTAGGATTATTATTGATATTCTTTCTTGTCGCTGTTTCGCTTTTAATAAGCTCTTTAAGCGAAAAGTTTTTGCTTAGTCTCATTTATTTTTTCCTTTGCTTTTAACTTTAACTTTTTTAGGTTTTTTAATTCATACCAACTATGTGAAGACCTATCATTGTTTCTTATGTCTTCAGCTTCATTCACTTTTCTTTTTAGTTCTTTATGTTTTGCTTTCGCTTCCATAAATTACCCCCTTGTAAGTTTTAATACCTTTTCTATTTGTGCCTTAATAATCGGTCCTCTATTTGGCCAATGTATGTAAGGTTCATCTGACTTTGATAAGTTGTATAAAAATGGTAATATTACTTTTTCAATTTCTTTAAACCTATCTGTTATATTTTTGTCTTGTACTTCTTTTGATATAGTTTCTTTTTCTGCTACTATTTGCATTATCTCGTTCATCATTGATTTGATTGATGAAACATCTGATTTAACTTTAGAAATTTCTATGTTAGAGTTTTCTACCAATTTTGGATCAACAGCAGGCGTACTATCAGTTTTTGGCTTTGAAGACACCGGTGTAAAACCATAGTCTTGGTCCATATCAAAATCTCGCATATAATCTGGTATATCTGCCATATTATTTACCTCTTCTTTTCCTGTGTTTCGCTAATACTTGTTCTGTTTTAGATTGTTTGATTGTTTTTTTACCATATCTATCGGCAAGGGCACTTTTAGGGTGAGCCTCTGCTATTCTACTTAAATTGTCTTTCCATCCGCCATCTTGCCTGTATGAGAGGCCTGAAACCCCTGCTACAATATTTAGACCTTTAGGGACCTGGTTAATGTGTGGATTTTGTTCTAAATATGTCTCCATTTCTGATATGGTCATCATATCAGTATGCTCTTTTTTAGTTTTTTTATTATAAAACGTATATAAAGGCATTAACTTTTAAATGGGTCTTTAGTTATAAAATACTTATCAAGCATTTCTAACTGGTCATCATACTCAGCAATTATCTTTAATTCTTTTTCAATTGTTTCAACAACATCAGGATGTTCAGCAATACCATTTATTTTTTCTAGTAATACTTCTACATTTGCTTTGTGTTTTGCTATGTGACCTTTAGCGTGTTCTTGTAACGCTTCAATTAATTGATTTCTCATTATCTTTTTCCTCTCTTAAACCATCCCATAACATTTTTTCTTCGTCAAATGTAAATGGTCTAATCATATTTTTACCTTTGTTTTTTCTTTCTTTAGTTTGTCTTTTAGATTCTTCTAAAGACAATTTTTCTTGTTCTTCATAGTCCATACTATTCCTTAAATGTCTCTGGCCATTTGGCGTCAAAACTATCATATTGATTATACTGTACATTTTTATTGTCAGCTTCAATCATATCTGTATACCATTGTGGTACAACAGACGGTGCTTTCCAGGTAGCAAATCTTCTTTTCTTCATCACGTAATAATTACGATAACTTTGAACAGCGTCACCTGGTACTTTACATTCATCCGGCATAGCAGGTTGTGGATCAGTTGCCATTTTATTTATTTTAGAATTTTTAGGTGGCTCTGATAATATAGCACCTAGTTTTTGTATAGCAACGTGGTCTTTTGTATGATTATATCTTTTCTTATACTGATCATTAAGAGCCATCATATGTTTGTACAACCACATATAGTTGTAAGCAGATTCAAATAACCATATTGTGCTAGGGTGTTTTACCCAGCCTGCTTTGTATAGTATTTGTTCGTAGTTTGAATTAGGGTGTTTCCACCTTTTGATTTTTCTACCGTTGGCAGTTTTGCCATAATATTCCACACCGTCTAATACTCTATGACAAGTAGAAAGTAATTGTGCTGATTCTAAAATCATTTTTACCACGTGTTTATCACAACTCATTTGAGCTGCTTTTACGGGGTCTTTATCTAAATAAAAAACATTCATTAATGTATAACCTTTCTGAAATAATCCATAGCGTCATATTTCTCACATAGTTTTTTGAAAACATTATACCAATAGTTTTTACTCCAATCGGTCATTGCGTTTTTACATCTGTTTTCAGCGTTTGATATTCTTCTAATCTGTACAGGTGTCAGTTTAGGTAAATTTAGTCTTTTTATATCTTCATTAGTAATCATATCTATAATATATCATATCCACCAAGGTTGTCAAGCTTAGTTTCCCATATTAGCACCATTAGTGATAATGGTTCTCATCAAAGAAAATTTAGGGTCTTTCCAATCTACTTTTTTCTCACATTTTGTTGTCCATACACTATGAGATACACAGGTCGTTTTCATACAACCTGTCAAAACTATTATGCTAATTATTAGTATTATTTTTGTCATTATCGTTCCAGTCCATAATTTGATCTAATTTCAGTTTAATCTCATCTGGATTAAGACCATCTAACTCTTTATAACCTAGTTTATTTACAAAACCTTGGTAACCTTTTAGTTTTTTATTTCTTTTTTCTAACTTTTCTATCTTGTGTTGTAGATATTCTTCATCATTTACTTTACTTAATTTTCTTTTCATATTCCATTGTCTTAATGAAATATTAGCAGCTATCAATAGTAATACTGCCAAAGGATCAAATACAAATATCAATATCAATATAACTATTCTAACAGAGTGGTCAAAATAATTCTCTGCTTGTTCGCCATATATCATTTCAGCGATATATTTGATTGGACCTACTTCGGCCTCTATCTTATCTTGTTCTAATTTTAAAGATGACTTTTTATTTGTAAGTTCAGCAATTTTATCACTAGCATTGTTGATTGCTGTATTTAATTCGTCTCGTTCTTCTTTTTGTTTCTTACGTTCTTTTAAACCTCTACTTACATATTCTTTGTCTATGTAAACATCTAAAGCTTTATCTAATCTATCAAGTGTATTTTGTGATCTAGTAATAATTAACTCTTGTTGACTAATTTGATTGTCTAATAATTCTATTTTTATATTATTACCAGATGTAGGTTTTACTTGGTCAAGGTGAGCTTTTGATAAGAAACCAAAAATACCCATTGATGTAATGAATATTAAAACTACAATGGCACCAAATAAGTACGCCTTTAATAATCTTGGAACATCTGAGCGCCAGTTTTGATATAGCCAACTGGCAGCCACTAATTTACCTACTTCTAAAGCAGAACCCATAGCAATGATAGGAACAAAAGCACCAGCAAAAAGTGTTGCTAGACCTATGATTGAATAACCAGCTGCTATAACAGAAATACTAATGGCCGATATAAAAGTTAGTAATGTTAAAAACATAGTTATATTTATTTGATTGCTTTGTCGCTGGCGTAAGTTTCTTCTAACTTTCTAACTTTGTTAATTATTCTTATAACTCGCTTATCATAGTCAGCAGTTGTAGAAAATTTATCTAAAGTTTTAATTAAAGCAATAGGGTCTAAAGTATAATTATTTACTAACATATTTTCCCTTAGCTTTCTAAAGTCAGCATACGCTGGGTGTTCATTTAATAGTCTAACATATTCTGCTACACTATCACATTTTGTAGCAAATATTCTAACACCCCAACCTGGCCAACCTTTTACGCCGTGTGGCACCATATGTGGTACATCTTTAGACCAAGTTCTAATACCAAAAAGATTATTACCCTCTGTGGCAAATCTACTTGTACCCCAACCTGTCTCTAAAGCTGCCTGACCTATAATCATTTCAAACGGCACTCTATCCATACGAGGCGTTGTAAAATTAATATAGTCTATACATTTATGTAAAGCTCTAACAAATTGTATATCATTGCTATATGTAAACTCTGGTTCTCTTAAATCTAAATCTGCTATCTTTTGTAAATAAAAGTTCTCAACATCATCATTTACTTTGTCTTTTGCCCACTTATTAGGTTTAAAAGTACCGTAACCATAAGCTAATAAACAAACTAAAGCAATAGCAAAACTTATCTTTGTGATACGCCAAGTTGTATCTAATACTTTATCCCAATTATATTTTTTTGGCATAATAATCATATCCTCCCCATTCTCTACCATCTTCATCTTTAAATGTATCTAATTTTGATTGAAAGAAAGTTAAATGTGGTTTTAACTTCTCAACCTTACCGAAGATTGTCTCTGCTTGTTTTTCTGTATAGTTGTCGTAAATGTCTTTTGCCCAATTACCAGTATAATATAATTTACTAGTGCCTGGTCTGTTTGATGGTTTTGTAAGGCCATCTAATTGTAATAGTGCCTCACCAACACGTGACTTAATATAAGGGTCTAACTCTTTTACTTTTCTCATTATATATCTCTCTCACTTTCATTATAGGTCAATTCCTATAGCATTTAATTTCGGCCTAAAACTATAAAACAGTTTATTATGATTGCCAGTATCACCTAAATTGGCCATTTGATATAGATGTACCATTTCGTGTCCTAAAGTGTCCACAAAATCTTTTTTGTTTCGGTATTCAGGCAACATTTCTAACCAAAATTGTTGTGTGCCTTTTCTTTCCCATACCCAAGTTGTTACTTGTCCATAACAAAACTTTTTAGATTTATCTTTGTAAATCTTTTTAATTTTAATCTCGTTGAAAGGTGCTAATTTGTTTTTAAATACAATTTTATTAATCATTTCAAAGTAATATTTTATATCCTTGTAAGTTGTTTTATACTTACGTCTGGATGATAATTCTTTTTTCAGTATTTTTTTGACTTTTGCTTTTTCCAACTTGAAACCTCTTTTCTTAAAAATTCGTATATGACTAGTGATAGTCCCGCCAATATAATAATTTTCAATTCAAGTGGAGCTTCTAAAAATATTTCAATCATTTACAATCGTCCTTAATTTTAGAATCTTTTAATAAAGCACATTTATATTTTTCATCTGCCTGTAATCTTAAATCGGTCATCACACCATCTAAAATAGCAGGTAAGTAAGCTTGAAGTATTGATACCATTTCAATAGAGTATTTGTGAGCTAGTTTTTCTAACTCATAACTCATCAAAGCGTTAACATCAACATTCTCGCCATTCACTTTAGATTGTATAACGTGGCCAATTACCGCCGTATTATAGTCATCTGCTTTCGCTATATTTGAAAGTAAACCCCATATCAGGCCATTTACTATCAATATTGTCATAACAAACTTTTTCATAATATCCTCTCTGTTTATATTTATAATATACAGTAAAAAATGTGTTTTGTCAAGCGATTAAAAGTGTTGATTTTATTGAGTTTTTTTAAGGGCGACACAATGGACGCCCTCAAAATTCGTTGATTCTTAAGCTTTTTTCATAAAATCATCATTCCAGCCAAAAGCCTCTTTTACTACAGCCTCTGTAAGGCCTTTGTAAACTTGGTTTAATCTTTTGTCTTTAATGTTGATTAATAAATCAGCTTCTGTCGTGTGTAAACCCTCTAACATCTGAATAAACAAGGTTTCTTTTCTTGTTTTAGATAGAGTGTTATTACCACCTTTTATGAAGTTAAACAATCTTCTTGTCTCGTTTCTTAAAAGTGTATGCTGTGTACCAACTGGTGCCTCGTTTGCCATAAATGGCGGCGTTCCGTCTGGTAAGTCCCATTCTATTTTAGAATAGAAAGCGGCCTTTAATAGTTGTCTTAAATACGGTTTATCGTACTGTTTTAAAACTTCTATTTTTTTAGGTTTATCTTTAGCGTTGTTTATTAAAGTAAAGATTTCGTGTACGGTTTTACCGGAAACACCAGAAGTGCTTGCCATAGCCGTCATAGCCTCTTTACTCATTAGTTGTGAGTTTCTTGGTTGTTGTTCTGCCATAATTATCTCCAATATATATTGTCAAAAATCGTTAATGTTTTCAATCAATGATTTCAGTTTGTTTTTCATAAAGTAAGGCAACAGGAGCGACCTGTCAGGTACTTTATAATTTCTAAAGCTATTTATAATGTTATTTTCTATCGTCAATGGTATTTGAGATAGGTCTATTAGCTTCTTATTTCTGTTATAGTTCTTCTTTGTTTCTGAACCTAGTGGTATGTTGTCTAAATTAGACCATTCAGCCAACTTTTGTTTAGTAATAGGTTTTTGTCTATCACCTCTAACAAAAATTTCGTCATCTGATAATATGTTTGGTACACCATCTGATCGGTCACCTTTTATTATCTGTTCTCTTAAAAATTTTACAGGATCCTCTTGTTCACCAATAAATGATTTTAAAAATGGTGACCATTGATATACATTACCATAATGATGTAGTTGTATAAAGTCTTTGTCACCTGATATAACAAGATAGATGTCTTCCTCTTGTAATTTAATTAGTGTTGCTATAATATCATCTGCTTCAGAGTTCTCTACATACATCATAATGTAAGGAAAGTTATCTTTTATTTCTTCTTTAATCTCGGTAATTATTTTAAATATATTATCCCAATCAAAAGGGCCATCTAGTCTGGCTTGTTTTCTACTGTGTTTATAGTTAGGGAAAAAGTCTTTTCGCCAAGGATCGCTGGCGTCTGAACATAAAACCATTGTACCGTATTCTTGTTTAAACTTGGCATTAAAACCTCTCAATGAAGTTAACACCATTTGTCTTATCATTTCTTTATTTGGTTTTACATCACCCTTACCTCTGACTTGTGCCATAAGGTTTGATATTAAAACTTGATTAAGGTCTACTAGTATCATTTAAATATTTTTTCTTATACCATTTATAAAATGCTTTGTCTTCAAATAATTCAACTATTTCAGGTGCTGATACCTGATCACTTCTTATACAATCAGCATAGTTTTGATACTCTGATTTTTTAATTCTATTTGCCATATAATTTTTTCCAAGTTGAGTGTAGTATGTAAAACCACACACCATTTATTGTAGGCTCAATTAGTGCTACAGCACCTGCCTCCCACAAACTGGCGCCTGTTAATAAAGTCACCACGGTCATTGCTATACATATGTGACCTAATGTATATATGACGGCCAACATTAATGAAGACCCTCTAATAATTCTTTTTAAAAAGTTAAATGCTCCCTCTGTAAACTCACTCATTGGCAATCATCACCTTTCCATCCTGGCATATTTTTATTTAAATCATCTAAAGCATTTGTTAATTTATTCTTTTTTTTAAAAACAACTTTTATAGCAACTATGTATGCTATAAAAAAACCTATTACTGTAAATGTACAGCCGATAAAACCTAATAATAATCCGTGTTGTAAATCCATAAATGATAGGTGGCGATTGCTCGCCACCACACCGTTATTTTGATTAAGCGTCAATAGAAGCAACTGTAGCTTTTGTAGGTGCTACAACTGAAGCATTGTCGTATTTGAAAGGCGTACCGTATAACGCTTTGATACCAGCTGAGATAATAGCTCTCGTTGGTGTACCAAGTCTGTACACGTGTTTACCTTTTACTTTTGAACCGTAGATCATATAACCTTCAGCTCTTAAAGTATCAACCATAGCTCTTGGTGATTTAAGACCAAACTTTGTGTTTAAAGTCTTCCAAGCGATTGATTGACCTCTTAATAAAGCATTAAGAATTGTTTGTTTTTTTGACAAACTCTTTCTGCCTCTGTTTTCTACTTTTTTTGTTCCAAACATAATTTTCTCCTTTTTATTTTTGGACTATTTTACAACCTGTTAAGGCGATTACTTTATGTAATTCCGTTATCGTCATCTGGATCAAATTTAATACCAGTTTCGTTTAAATCTTTTAGTTCTTCTTTAAAATCTTTACTTAATGGTTTGCCATTTTTAGATTTTGTATCTGTGACGGTTGAATAATCTATTTGTGCCGATTGAGTTCCGTCTCTATTTACTTTTAACTTTACCATTTTGTCTGATAATTTCTGTGCTGGGTGATTCATATTAAAGTCTCTGTATAATAAACCTCTCATTATATCAACTAACAAAGCCAAGTCTTTTGTAAAACTATGTTTATCAGTTTTGACAGCCATATCATAAAATTGTTTTAATAAATTCATACTCATATCATCTACCGAAGTTTCAACAAATTGTTTTGTTTGTTGTTTTTCTATTTCTTTGGCAGCTTTACTACTCATCTTTCGCCTTTGTTCATCAAGTTCTCTACTTCTTTGATTAACAATACGATTTTTAGGAAATGGTATTATTTTATCGTCACTCACCTATGATCTCACCCTTAAAATTAACTTTACCTTGTTTCTCAAAGTATTCAATTAATTGATTATAACCACCAATTAACTCATCATCAATTTTAATTTGAGGCATAGCTCTAACATTTTTACCAATGTCTTCTAACATCTTACTAGGGTCAGAGCCAAAGTCTTTTTCTAATGACTTTTCCTCATACTCTAGGCCAAGGTTTTTTACCAAGGTCTTGGCCTTGGAGCAGTATATACAATTATTCTTACTGTAAATTGTTATTTTCATTTGTATTACCTGTATTTTCCAATAGTTGTTTATAAGCAATATCAGACTTTTCTTTTAACTTGAAAGAGTCTAATGCTTGCTCAATGGTATAATTATACATTCTATTATACTCACCCATTGGCAATCTTAAGCCAATCCAAACTCTATAATATCCGTTTTTAGTTATAGTGACATCTTTTTGCCACGTCTCATAACCTCTAACTTGTGTTTTAGATATTATATTGATTAAAGTTACCTCAACATCTGATACAACAGACAATGAGTTAGTCTTACCAATTTCAGTTATGTATTGTTTAGATTGTTTGTTCATTTCACCTTTTACAATATCAGCTAAATCAGCCTTGGCAATCATCATACCTTTTTCGATTGCTAATTGTAAATCAGGCGACACGGCAGTACCAACACCAAAGATACACTCTTTGTTTTTGTTTTTACCAAACTTTGTAGTACCACACGCTTTCTTTACTTTAAAGTCATTCATATACCAAGCAGGTACTTTATTCAATACCTTGCCTTTTTCTGACTTCATATTATAGGTTGTACTAGAACAGTTTGCTACTAACAAACCAGCCAATAATATACCTATTACTTTTATGTAGTTTTTCATATTTTTTCCACACTCCTCTCTACATTATATACGATCTCTTTTAAAAAGTCAAGTCCCATTTGAATATAGGATAATGACTCTTCAGCAGATACATCATACATTATTACTAATACAAGAGCAATTATGATTATATTTCTAATCATCTAACCTCCCATTCACCATTTACTTGTAAACACACTTTTCCTGGTGTTTTAAAAGCGTGTCCCTCCCGACTATAATATCGGCAGTATTCTGTAGCGTTTACGTCTCTATAATAAAACTGAGCAAATAAATCCCAATAACCTGGGGTATCAATGCCTTTTTTACCATCAGCACACTCCAAAATTTCCTCTTTAATAATCTCATCACCCGTTTGTTTAATTACCACTTTTACAAAACAATATTGACCATCGGTTTTTTCTGGTGATATAGATTTAATTTTACTGTGTAATATTTTTTCACCGGCCATTGCTTCAAATGTGGCCATTAATATGAAAATCCAAAAAGCTGTTGTAATAAAATAAAATATTTTTCTCATTAATTTGTAGGATCCTCAATCCATTGGCCATCAGGTAACTGACAAGCAGTACCAAACACCATTGATCTATTTACACCACCAATACCAACTAATGGCCATTTACTTGATATGTCTACCGTAGCGTCATAGTCTTTACACTTAATAGGCCCTTTAATATATGTACTATAAGTTTTAATTATACCAGAATTGCCAGTTTTAGAATTAAACCAATTTGTATAACTTGAGCCATTAGGACTTGTATTTAAATGGTCTACAAAGACAGCATTGTGTACATCATAATCTGAATTATACATAAGATCAGCACCCTTAAAGGCACCAACAACAGCACAACCAGCAATAGCGTAAGGATTATCCACACCCATTGATACACAAGCACCTGTTGTTGTGGTAGCACCTAAACCGGCACCTACATTTGATCTATTCATAGCACAATTTGTTAATAACAAACTAACTAGTAAAATCCAAATTATTTTTTCTAATTTCATCACAAATTTTCTCACTATCTACACTTTTTACAATATAGTATTCTTCATTATTATCAATTACAAATTTATTAAAGTTTTGTTCTTGCCAGAAAGTATGTCCTCTGGCAGAAACAGGTCTGAATAAATGTGTACCGTCATTAGCACTAGTACAAACAAAATCAGCAGCCATTATTGAGTCTCACTTTTAAAGATTTTGTTCCAAGGCCATTTAGTTTTCATTTCAGCCCAACCAGCTTTTTGAAACTCTTTAGTTTCTTCCCATTCATTTTTTAAATGGTTACCAACTTTTTTTGGTGTTTCAGCAATTGCTGTAGCAAACTCTTTAGGAGTTATAGTCTTTGTCTCATCACTCTTAGCCATTGTCATTGTCATTAAAACAGCAATGGTTATCATCATCATAGTTTTCATACTATATTTTCCTTCCCATAGTTTTAAAATCCTTATCATCAACAATCATATAAGGACCCTTATTGTAAGCCACACTTATTGTTTTACCAGCAGGCACCTGTGTAGCATATTGTTTTTTCAAACCAACACCTGCTATATTATCACTTGTAGGTAAACTTGGCCTACACGATAAATCTGGAAAATCATAACCCTCAAACGAAGACACAATCTCACCAGTATCAACATCAATGTTGACACCTAAAGATTTAATGTACTGATTGTGTTTCTTTTTTAGATTTTCTAACTTCTTTTTTCTCACCATTTTCATATATAACGTATTCTAGTTCTTCTTGTGCTTTCTTCTCAGCATAAGTCATACCAAATATTCTTTTGTAAAAAGCGTCAAGTGGTTTTGGAGCAGACCAATCATCAATTAAATTTTGTAGATTATCTGTTGTTAAATTAAGATTACTAAAGTTCTTTGGAGCTTTAATCATATCTTCTTTAAGAGTTTTTAAATATTCAACTCTGTTAGTAAATGTTTCTTTCTTTTTACTTTGGTCTTTTTCTGTGACCATCTTAAACTCTTTGTGTAGCATTTCTTTTGTATAAAACATATGTATTCCTCTCTCTGTTAAGTTAATGATATTAGTATATAACAAATCGTTCCAATTGTCAAGCCTGTAAAAAGTATTGATTTTACTTGATTTTCTACACCTGGAACACACCTGGACACGCCAGGATTGGTGATTCTTAGCTTATGTGAGTAGTACATCATCTACTTTCCTGCCTCACTATCAATCTCTAGTTGTATTGATGTATCAATATCTGATTGAGTCTCAGCCCATTTATCAAACGAGTCTATCTCGTTTTGTAATTTGTCTCTTTGGTCAACCAAGGTCTTTTTACAATCTATGGTCAAACCTTTATCTAATTGATCAATCGCCAAATTTAACGTATCAACCATTGTTATTTCTGTTATCATAGTCCTCCTATATTCCTAGTGCCTTTATTGTTTGTTCTTCCGTGGTAGGTAATTGGTGGCCACTAGATAACCAATCTACCATCTGTTCAAAATAAAACGCCTCATCTGTTTTACCCTCTTGTTCTAATAATTTTTGAGCATTTTTAAAAAACTTTAGAGTTGTCATATCTTTCATTGTTGGATCGGCAGCTCTTACTACTTTACCTGGTCTTTGATTACTCATCAGCTAGCTCCTTCTTAAATTCTGGTAAATGATTAAGATTAGCATATCTACCATCTTTATTAATAGCGTAGGCCAAGGTCTGTCTATGTTTCTTAATAGTTTTTTTAAACAATTCTTTAGCCTCTTTATAAGTTTTTACAATTGTCTTTGTACTTCTATCAAGTGATCTCCACTCCATAATAGAATACTCTACAGCGCCATCTATCACGCCTTGTTCCCACTCATTAGGTTTATTATTCATAGTCCTTTAAATCTTTTTTCATTTTTTTAAATCTATCTAACATTCTATCACATATTTTTTTAGCGTCATTAGTTAAATACAATAAGTAAACTAACCAACCTAAAATCAATATCATCATCATTAGAAAAAACATATCCATTATTGTGTTACCTCCGATTGAACATTACCATCTTTATCTCTAACAACATCAGCGTTAGCGTCTTCTTCTTTAGTTGTCATTACTTCTTTTTCTGGTTCATATGAATCTATGGTAACATCACCATTTTCCTGAGCCTCTTCTAAAGTTTGGTTATACGTATCTGTATCATACACAATTCTACCCATATATTTTGTAGTATCTGAATCTGAATAGTTGGCGTCTACCATATAAGTCTCAACACCATCTTTTGTTTCAGTTATATCGTGGTTAACTTTTGAGTGATCTATACCACACTCTGTAAATTTTTTATCAGCCTCATCTTTGTTATTAGCTAAAACTTCTTGCTCTACAACCAGAGTATAATAAGTTTTCTTTCTGTATAGATTTTTATTTACATCATCTTTATTAAAGAATATATCTGTATCAACTGCCATTTTCCTCCTTATTGTTATCTTCACTTGACATTAATAGTATAACATAGTGTATTGCTTTAAGCAAGTCTTTTCTGTTCTTACCATTCTTTTTACCATATCTAGCAAGATATTTGATAGCATTGGCTTGACAAAAATCCTTGTCAATACCTAAATGTCTCAACATATCTTGTACTTGAAAACCGTCTTTAGTTGTACTATAATGCTCTGTATATGTACCAGATACATAGTCTGATATTTCTTTAATTATTTTATCTTCATTATATTTCATTGTGTCATTGCTCCGTATAGTAATAATAATAACATTGCTGGTGTTACTATTGATAATGGCCAGAAATCAAAAAATTCTCTCCAGCCTAAATCTTTATCTGCTTTCTTTTGTTTATTAATATCTCTCTTAATTTCTTTCATCAAGTCGTTAATAGGTTCGCCTTTACAAAAACTAGGAAAACCAAGGTCTTCACACATTTTTACTTGATTATAAACCTGTGCTAATGTTTTCTTCTTTACTGTAATAGTAATCGTTTTCATTAGGCAACTCCTTTTTTATGTTTACCAGCTTTTATCCACTCGTCTGTTGGTTCTACCCAACCTGATGGTTCAACATTCAATTGAAACCATTTTGTATATTCATCATCATTCTTAAAATTCATTTGATCAACTTCGTTAATATCTGCTCTTAACTTTTGACCAGCTCTAATACCACCGTTAGCAATTCTTCTCATATGTGTTACGGTTGCTAAATCTAACTGACCTTGGTAAGGCCCTTTTGTCATTATGTGCCATACAAAACAATATCCGTATTGTCTGTGTTTTACAATATCACCTTTTTTAAATGGCATATTTTCCCAATATACTTTTCTATATTCACCACCTTTGGCTTCTCTATCTTTAAATCTGTCAATAACAGGTTTTTGATTAAAATAAAATGTTTCGTGTGGATATCTCATTAAAGTGTCCAATCATAAGTTTTTTTGTTGTTATAATGTAATAACTTTGATTTAGTAAAAGCAGGATTAAAATCTTTTCTCATAGATTGTCTGTCCCAATTTTGACCATAATCGTTAAACATTCTTTTTTTATCTTTCTCATCATCAACAACATCACCAAACACATCATAGTAAGAAGTGTAATAATCTTTTTCCATAATGATTTCAATGTTAGTGACATTTGTATGGTTGGTAGCCATATCTTTATAGTTCCAATCACAATGTTTTAAAATCTTCATTTTCATTTTTTTATCTGTAAATTTTTTAAGATACTTAATAGGTACATTTCTGTATATGGTATCATAAGACCAAAAATTTTCACTTTCATTTTCTGGATCAATATATTCTCTAGCGTAGCAAACATTAAAAGTTGTCATTATTGTGTCAACACCTCCTCAACATTGTTCTCATCAATACCTAACATATTAACATTTTCTACTTTCATTGTCAAGCTCGTAGCTTCTGTCAAATCAATTTGACCATCTTTTAATTTGTATATAATATTATCTACTTTTTTCTCAGCTGTATCTTCAGCCCATTGTTTTACTTTACCCATAGTGTTTCCTTTTTTGTTAGTGTTTTTTTCTTTGTCATATACACATAATATATCAGGTCTGGCCGTGGAGTCAAGCGTTAATTTTCGTTGATTTTACTTGCTTTTTAAAAGAACATAACCAGAACATCTGCCTGGAAGGGTGATTTTATGTTATTTCCAGTTGGATTTTACCCATTCCTGGTCTGATTCGTGTGGTTTTGGATTGCCGTGGAAGATAGCCACTTTAGCATTCTTTGATTGTTCAAAGGTCCAACTATTCTTATGAAATCTGGTCTGACTACGGTCTAGCCATTTGTATGATTGTGTCCAAGTATCATCAAATATCTTTACATTTTTAACTAATGGTTTTTTATCAACTAAATCTGTTATGACATTTTGGTCGCCTTGTAGTCTCATAAATTCTGACTGCTTTTCTAAAAATGGTTTCCAGATACCAGCAGTAGCATTTGAATTATTAAACTTTAATATACTAGAATTATAAAACATCTGAGGTTGACCAAAGTCTCTCATTACACCAAAAGTCTCATCATTACCAAAGTTAGCAAAACAATCTATATTACCTAGTATGACCACATCTAAATCAAAATATAAACAGGGGCCCATAAGATTGGCTTCAGGACTAAACAAAGATAGTTTGTTCCAATAACCTGTATATTCTTCAGCAAATGGTAATTTTCTTGCCTCAAAGTTATCTTCTTTAACTACTTTTTGTAATTTAATGTGGTTTGTATAACATATAAATTTAAATGGCACGGTAAGGTGTCGCTTTACCATATTATATAAATTTTGAGTATAGACAGGTTTAAACTTTAAACCCCAATTAACACACACTACATTTATCATAAATTAATCCAATTGTAAACAGCTCTCATACTTAATATTAAATACATTAATTCCATTAAAGCTCTTGGCCAATCTTTATCTTTTAAACCAAAGTAAACCCACATTACACAAGCCACCACACTTAAACTCCAACCAACCCATTGAGTTGATATATTAGCTGATGATAAAATAGATACACTAGCCATTGCTATAAAAAAACCTAACCATCTCCAACCGTTAATGTTTTTATAGTATCTAATTTTCATACTGCTACATCATTATAAGCTTTAATTGTTTTAATTACTTTTTCCATATCGTCTAACTTTATCATATTCGGACCATCACTAGGAGCATTGTCGGGGTCTTCGTGTGTTTCCATAAAGATAGCTTCTGGTTTAAATATTGTTGAAGCGTAGGCCATATATGGAGCATAGTCTCTATTACCACCACTACTATCTCCTTTGCCACCTGGTTGTTGTACACAATGAGTAGCGTCCATACATATCTTTGTACCAAATTCTTTCATCTGTATTAGGCCTCTGTAATCTACCACTAATTGATTGTAACCAAAAAATGTGCCTCTTTCACATAACATAATTTTTTCTTTTGGTAAACCTGTTGATGTGAGTTTATCTACAACACCTTTCATATCCCAAGGTGCTAGAAACTGGCCTTTCTTTACATTAATCATTAGACCTGTTTTACCAGCTGCTAATAATAAATCTGTTTGTCGGCATAGAAAAGCAGGTATCTGTAGCACATCTACAAACTTGGCCATTTCTTCACATTGATGTGGCTCGTGTACATCTGTTAGTGTACTAAAACCTTGTTCTCTCAATGTTTTAAATATCTCTTTACTTTCTTCTAAACCTAAACCTCTTTTACCATTAATACTAGTTCTATTTGCTTTATCAAAACTAGCCTTAAATATATAATCAAAGCCATTATCATCACAAATCTTTTTCATTTTATTTGCTATTGTAAGGGCGTGTTCTTTTGATTCTAATTGACAAGGTCCTGCTATTATTATCATACTTGTTGCTCCGTTAAAGTTTTATGGGCTGTACCATTATTTATCTCTGCCATAGTAAACTGGTTCTCTACGACAAATTGTAACCACTCTCTTATTGTTTCTCTACCAGGTTTTAGTGGTTTTTCTATCTTTGCTAAATCTCTACCTGACACCGGTGAGGCTACATTCATATTGTGAGTAATCGCTGGTACTTTGTTTAATACAGCGTCTATGGCCGCCATACTCATATTGGTAACTAGACAATGACAATTTTTTAAATCTTCTTTTATGTCTTTGTTCCACCATTGATTACCAGGTCTTGGTTTATTTCTAACTCTTATTTCTCTTTTTGTATATTTTTTTAATTCTGCTGACACCTGATTTATCCAGTCTTGTTGTGATATGCCATTTATATGGTAAGTCACCGTAGGTGAAGAAGGACAAAGTAATATATGTTTTGTCTCGCCTGTATACCAACCTTTAAAATCTACATCTATACCTTGTGATCTTAATTTATTTAATCTTTTACCATTGCCTACTTTACCTCTTATTGTATGAAGGCCACCTTTTATAATTCTAAAATAAGTTTTACTAGGATCGTGTATAATAGGACTAGGGTATCTAGTTATCTGTTCAGTAATATAACCTGTATCTACAAACCACCATTCTTCTTTTTTATTAATACATTGTCTAATATCCTCTGTCTGGCCATCACCTAAACCCCAGAAAAAGTGTACAATTTTATCTGTCTCTGGCCAACCTTTTTTAAAATGAGGCCAAAGTTGGTGTGATAAACAATCTTTTCTAGCTATTTGATGATAAATGTTCATTATAAAATTTTAGTGCCTCTTTATGTTTTCTTTTATTATAACCCTCAGCAAACTGATAAGCCATATAATTATCATTTAAATGTACAGGTTTATAATTTGCTCTAATTAAATATATTTGACCAAAAGAATATTTACCAGGCCCCTTTCTTATTCTTTGCCATAGTCTATTTCCACTTTTAGACTTTTCTGTTTTTAACATATTATATATTTCATCTTTTGGTCTTAATGCTTCTTTATCAGCAATTGTAATAAAGTCAGCCGTTTTTACTTTAGCCTTATCACTCTTATGACCAACCCAAAATTCTGGTAAATCGTATGTATCGTATTCATTATTGTAGTGTGTTTTTAACTCTGAACCTATTAATGTAAATGTTCTTTTGCCTTGTATTGTCGCTAATATTTCATTTACTACGTGTGGTATACTGGACTTTGAAAACCATATATCAGTTCTCATCTTAACTACTATACGTTCTTTTACAGCAGGTAAAGCTTTATAAAAATCCCATATTTGATTTGGTGCTGATAATACAAACTCATCACTTTTTCTATCTTTCTTACATTCATCATAAATTTTAAATGATGTAAACTCTGATAAAGTATTGTATAAGAGTTTGTGATTTTCTCTACCTATCTTTTCAAATCTTTTTTCACCTGTATAGACGAAACCTAAATCCATTTTCATTTCTCACTTGTTCTTGTTTTTTATATTTTATATTTTTCCAAGGCTCATAATTTTCAAACCAATCAAAGGCAGGTTTCATTTTACTTATACCGTCTCTGCTAGTACAATAACTTACTAGATAATCATAACAAACTTGTTTATCACTAGGATAATCTTCGTATGTTTGCCTTGTCAAATATATTCTACATAAAACTTTGTGTTTCTTTTTACTATTACTTATAAACTCAAAACATTTATTACCACTTCTTAAATGATTTACACCTATTGATTTTAATTTAGCCATTACTTCATCATAACTATTTAAGGCCTCTCGTTTAACAGCTATTACAAAATCTTCTACACCCTTATATTTTTTCATAACCTCATACTCTGTGCCCATATTGCCCTCTAACCAATTTGATCCAAAGTAAGATAAATCATTTTCACCATTTATAATTTGTTTAAGTTCTTTTATAATAACTTTTATAGAGCTCTCTGTAAACCAGTTATCATTTCTTAATCTTATCACATATGGATTATTTGTCAAGCGTATAGCGTTTAGGTACTGCCATACTTGAACACCACCACCTTGACCTCGTCTTAAATTGTCAGGATGCCAGTAGGCGTCTCTACCACCTCTATTAAAAGGGCAATCGGTAAAATCTCTCTCACCCTCACCATTGTAAAACTCACTTATTTTTACCTCACCTAATTTTCTCAACTCGTTCAAAAGTAAGTTATGATTCTTCTTCTTTAACTTTTGATTGTGTCTTATATCGCCAGTATAAACCACATCTATCATATGAAGTCTTTTAGATTATCTGTATCTCTTTTTAGATTAATTGATGTCGCTCTTGGATATGGGTTAGCCTCGTTATAATCGTTGACTATAATTCTTCTAACGTTTTGTAGGCCACTCACTAGTTCATAATTTTTAAAACCTAAACTATCTAGTATCTCTCTCGTTCTATCATCATATTTTTTAAATCTGGCTGTGGTAAATATTATTTGAGAGCCTTTGTCTTGGTACTTTAATAGTGTCTTTACATTTTCCTCTAAAGCCACAGGTGCCTCGTGGTACATTGCTTTAGGTTGTGCCTTAATTAATGTGCCATCTATATCACAGAATATAACTGGTCTATCATTGTATTCAAACCAATCTTCAGCCGTACCTACATCTACATAGTTTGTAATCTGTTTTTCTAAAAATATATGTTTGTTCATTAAACAATCTTGTATAATATGAGATACAAATATTTCTTTTACATTTTTATTTCGTAGTTTTTCATAAGTTTTTTTATATACACCTACGTTATCAAACTTATAACCACCAACACAAAACTTATCTGACACCACTTTTTTTTCTATGATACCGTTTATAATACCTTGGTCGTTTGATATGACAAATGATTTACTAGATAATCTTTTTAATACCTCGTGTTCAGTTATACTTGATACACAAACATAATTACCCTCTGTTGGTATATGGTCAAAGAAACTATCACAATCTTTTATAAAAAATTCTTTATCATCTGATATATTGGCCCTCTTTAGTATTTCATATACAGTATGAGCAGGTCCTGTTGTGAGTTCGTCCAATACAACTACATTGACAAGCTTATCATATGTATTTTTTATGTATGTTGATATATTATATTTTGTGTCGTGTTCTTTTAATATTCCTATTGTAACGTTGTATTTGCCAATGTAGTATTGTATTGCCCTCTCAAACATCATCATACCCTTGTAATCAGTTAAGGTAAATTTTGGTCTCATATTAGGAAATCTAGTTGATAATCCAGCCGCTGGTAAAATTATTTCCATAGTCTATTCATTTCTTTTATTAATAATGCCTCTTCTTTACTAAATGGTTTTGTATATCTATAAACTCTTAATAACATTAATATTAGTATATAATTATTATTTGCTAGTTCAAACTTTTCTAATAATTTATCTTGTATGTTTTCTACTTTAACATCTAATAATAATTTAGTGTCTCTTAAAAACCATTTACATTCTAAATCTTGTCTTAACTTAGCTATATCAAATATATATGAATCATATTCACTTGTCATACCATCTATAAAATAAAACTGACCATCTTCACCATATATTATATTTTCTAGTGTTAGATCACCAAAGTATTTTGATCTAGGTAATCTTTTAGGTAACTTTTCTAATAATTGTTCTTTAGTAAATATTATTTCACTAGGTAGTTTTATATATTTTAGTTTATCTACATAAACACTTGTATAATCGTTCATTTGTACATCATCACTAAATTTAGATAATGTATCTGTTAAAAAATCTGTAAGTCTTTTTGTATCTCTAACAGCTAAATAAGATTTCATATCTAGTCCGTGTATGTATTCCATATCTAAAACGTTATTACTGTAAGTGTAAACTTTAGGCACATTAAAATGTTGAGATAGTTCGTTTAACTTAATATAGTTTCTATCAACATTTTCCATTTTTCTAATAAACAAACCAGTATTGTTTCTCATTAAATATATTTTACTACCAGAAAAACCTTTTAACTCTTTAATAGTGTGTTCATTCATTGGTGTTTTTACTATTGAAATTGATGAAGTCATCATTGTTAGCAAATTGATCTTTATTCTCTCTAAACTTAGCTCTTGCTCTTTCAAGCCCTATTTTATATTTTCTTTTTCTATCGCCTTTGTAGTCAAAAAACAAAGCGTTAGGAAAAAAATAATGACCATAAACATCATCAATATTTGTACCTACTACATCACCACCATAAGGTATAATTAAAACTTTACAACCCATTATATTATGTAAACCTAATCTACCAGAGCCTTTGACACCTTTAGTTAGTATACCTTTTTCTAAAAATAAACTTTCATAACTTCTCTGGTCACCATACCACGCTCTACTTTCTTCTTTAAGTTCGTAAAACTTTTCTAGTCTATAATTAAAAAAGTCAATAGTATTTTTAGTTCTTTTCTTTTGTATTATTAGAGCATTGTTTACTCTGGATTTTCTTCTTAATGGTATCGCAATATCAAAATCATTATCATCAACCCATTTGTTAAAATTACCATTAATTAAATGGTCACAACCACTTGATACAATTGTGCCATCTATATCTGCCTCATTAAATACATATGTCTCTGCTAAAGTTTTTGACTCAATTATATTTTTATCTTTTAAACCTTTTACTCTTATCATATCAAAAGGTCTACCACTCTCTGGCATTATCTCTGTAATCTCATCACTCGCTACAGAAAACTTTGCTTGGTCTCTTGTATGATACCAACCCATAGATGTCCTATAACTATCTAAATAATAATCATAGCCTTCACCAAAACTATTGAAGTGTTTTACTTCTTCAGGTTCTTCAATGCCGTCATTAAAATCTTTTCTTTTAAAAAATGGTATAAAATTAATCATATTGTTTTACTACCTCTATAACTTTTTTATAATCCACGCCAGGATAAATTGGTAAACTTACCTGCTGTGATGATATTAAATCTGTAACAGGTAGTGAATACTTATCTGTTTTATAAGCAGGTAGTTTGTGTACAGGTAAAGCATAATGACATTTTAATTCTACGCCTTTTTCTTTAGCATACGAAATAAGTTTATCTCTATGTTTGTGTAGTATAGGGTAAATGTGGTAACTATGTGTTACTTGACCTCTTACTGAACAATTACGAAAGTGCCTGTCATATTCTTTAGCAATTAATGTTTTTTCTTCTAATACTTTTTTAAAATTATCAATCTTATGATATAAAAATCTACCATTAATTGTTGACATTCTATAATTATAACCTATCTCATCTTCTTTCCAACTTCTTGCTTCAGAGATATAATCATTGTATTCTTTATTCATAGTAATACAAGCACCAGCGTCACCAAAAGCACCTATGCCTTTGCCTGGGAAAAAACTAAAAGTTCCTATGTCACCAAAAGTACCCACGTGTTTATTAACTCTACGAGTACCGTGTGCCTGTGAACAGTCCTCTATTAGTTTTACATTTCTTTTCTTACACATCTCAGCAATCTTTTCTATCATTGCTGAATTACCATATAAGTGAACAACTATAACTGCTTTTATAGTAGGATTATTTTCTAATGTATTTTCTAACTCATCTGGATCCATACAATAAGAAAGTTGCTCTATGTCAACATAAACAGGTTCAGCACCAACATATTTTATAGCAGCCGCTGTGGCTCTAAACGTATGAGATACCGTGGCAACTTGGTCACCTGGTTTAATGCCTATTGCCTTTAATGCTAAGTGTAAGGCAGCTGTGCCACTAGATACACCTACACAATAACCAGCACCTGTAAACTGTCTAAATCTTTCTTCAAAATCTTTTGTATCGTAAATATAGTTATTGCTGTTCATTATTGTATCTAGTTCAAGCCTAGTCATATCTTTTACTTGCTCAGTAATTGATGTCATATCATAATATTTTACCATTGATTTACCCAACTTTGTATCTTTAATGATCTTTCTAATGATGTTAATGGTTGCCTGTCTTCTTTTACACTATTTTTAAATTCTTCATAGCCTTGAGCTAATGGTTCTATCATATCAGGTATTT